TCAGATGCTTTCAATGTTGGTCTTTGGTTATTCATATCATGAAATTGTTTACAAAGTTCGTGGCGGAGATGTAAGAGACCCACAAAAGAATTCAAAATATAACGATAACCGTATCGGCTGGCGCAAGATGCCTATTCGCGCTCAGGAAACTTTATTCCGTTGGGTCATGGATGATGACGGTGGAATTCAAGGATTGATTCAGGTAGACCCTTCAACGGGCGGGACTCACATGATTCCGATTGAGAAGGCTTTGCTATTCCGCACCACAACTCAAAAGAATAACCCTGAAGGTCGTTCGATTCTTCGTAATGCCTATCGTCCTTGGTTTTTCAAGCGCCGTATTGAAGAGATTGAAGCAATCGGTATTGAGCGCGACCTTGCTGGTCTACCTGTTGCCTATGTGCCACCTGAGTTTCTATCTTCAACAGCAACCGCTGAACAAGCATCAGTTCTCGCATCAATTCAAAACATCGTTACCTCTATCAAGCGTAACGAGCAAGAGGGAATCGTCATGCCTTCAATGTATGACGACCAAGGACACAAAGTATTTGATTTAGTTCTTTTATCTTCAGGTGGTTCTCGTCAGTTCGATACAGACAAGATTATCCAGCGCTATGACCAAAGAATCTCGATGTCCATTCTTTCAGACTTCATTCTTCTTGGTTCTGACCGTGTTGGTTCTTATGCCCTTGGAACTTCCAAGATGGATTTGTGGTCAATGGCTGTTGATTCAATCGCCAAGAACATTGCTGAGGTAATGAATCAGTATGCGATTCCACGCCTTCTCAAACTCAACGGAATGAATCCATCCCGCGCTCCATTCCTAACCTATGGCGAAGTAAGCCATGTTGATTTGAATGAAATCTCTGCCTTCGTTGCGAACTTGGCTTCGGCTGGCGTTCTTGTTCCTGACCCTAAGTTGGAAGAGTATCTCCGCGAACTTGCTGGACTTCCACCTGCTGAACATGATGGACAGAATTTTGGTATGCCTCCGATGCCCGAGGGTGCTGGAATTCCTCCGATGCCTGAAGAGCCTCAAGGCGCAGGTGAAGAAGAATTACCTCCACCTCCACCGACACCTGAAGGATTGAATCCGAATCTCCCTGAAGTTGGTTAGAGATGCCATTTCGTTTTGCGAAAGCGGAAAGACCACGGCGGATTCCTCTAAGTCCTGAAGAGCAAGCCCTTGCCCGTACTCTTTATGAATCAATTCAAAGAGCAACAGACAAAATATCAATGAGGCAACTGGAGCGCTTGCTCCGTAATCTTGACCCGCAAACTTTAGAGCGCTTGGTTAGTGCTATCACTATTGCTAATCAAAAAAGAATTCAAGAAGCATTATTAGCCTCGATTGATATTGGTGGCAATAAAGCGATTGAACAGATTCAAGATATTGCTCCCAAGTTAGCCCTTCCAGCCTTCACACCAAGTAAAGTAAAAATAACTAACAAGAAGCCTATGGCTAACATGGAGTTCACACAGGTTCCTATGTGGGCGCAATCTCGACGACCTAAAGTAGATTTCAAGATGTCTTTCAATAAGACTAATCCAAACTCTTTAGCCTTTGCCGAGCGCCGTGCTGGAGAACTTGTAGTTGCTATTGATAACTTGAGCCGTATCGCAATTCGTCAAACAATTATTGATGCCTTCAATGAACAGTTAGATTACAGAGCAACAGCCAAGAGAATCAAGAATGTTGTGGGACTTCACCCTCAATGGGCTAAAGCAGTTACAAAATTTGAACGAGATGAATTCGCTCGTCTAGTTCGTAGCGGATTGAAAGAAGAGACGGCTCGCGCTCGCGCTATGGAACGAGCATCACGATATTCAGATTCTCTCAAGAGTAAACGAGCCACCATGATTGCTCGTACAGAGATTCAAATTGCTCAGAATGAGGGACGCTATGAGGGATGGAAGCAAGCGGCTGAAGAAGGATTCGTAGACCCTGAAGCACAAAAGATGTGGGTTACTGCTCCCGATGAAAGAACTTGCGAAATATGCGCTCCGCTAGATGGAGAACTTGTTCCTTGGAATGGTTCATTCTCAATCGGACTTGAAGCGCCAATCGTTCATCCTAATTGCCGTTGTACCATGGTAATCATTCCACCCGAAAGACGCCGATGACAACCACTATCAATCTTCCTATTGGCTATCGTCCAGTTCTAAAACATGGCGAGCATGACCAGTCAAGCCATGGCTCATGGGCGCACGGGGTTCAAGTAGAGCCTGAAGTGGTTCGCTCGGTTCTTGATAGGGTCAAAGAGAACGGTGGTCTCTCAGTAAGCCTCAAGGACGGCTCAGAGCCTACAAAGGGCTTCATGGTCGCTAAGGGCAAGAAGTACGCCGCAATCGTGAAGGCAGATGACTTCTTCGATGAAGCCAAGGGCGCAGAGATTCTTTCCTCATACATGAAACAGCATAAGGCTGACCTAGCAACAGGGAAAAACTACCTCGGTTTATGGCACAATACCGAGGATGGACAGGTCTACCTTGATGTATCAGAAAACATCATGGATGAGGGAGAGGCTACTTCAAGAGGTCGTGAACGCGACCAAATTTCCATTTGGGATGTAGCAAACTTCAAGGAAGTACAGACAGGAGGAACAGGTGGCATCGAAAAAACTCGAGGCAGTCGAACTACCCGATATGTCAAACATGACAGACGAGCAGATAGACGCATACGCCAAAGAGATTTGGGCGAAACTCGCACAAGGCAAACAAGATTCGAAGTAATCTATTTTGACTTTGGGTTGAAACCCGTATTCAAACATGGGGAACATGACCAATCAGAGCATGGCAACTGGGCGCGTGGATTTACAGATAGCGAGCGCGAACTAATTGAACGCATGGATGGGGTTGGTCCAAGCCTTGAAGATTTAGATAATGTCATCAAGGAAAATAGAGAAGTTTCAGATGATGAAATTCGTATGCTTGTTGATAACGATAGATATATGTATGGCGACATTCAAAGCATTGTTGAAGATAGGTTAGCAAGTCGCCAAGATGAAATTTCTCAAATGTCTGAAAGTGAACAAATTCGCGTTCAAGAACAAATGACCGATATGGTCACACAAGAATACATCGAAGATAATCGAGACAATTTAGCAGAACGAGTTCTGATTGAGAGTGGAGAATTAGGAGGTGGAGGTCAAGATGCCTCCGAACTTCAACCATATTTCGATGAAGTTTTCTCGGTAGAACATACTGGTACTAGCACTTCAGGTAACGAAGTTACATTGCGTAGTACAGTAGAAGAAGTTTATCGAGATGGCGACGACATCATGGTTAGCGCTGGCGTCTACGATGAGGACAATAATCGTGTAGGTGAAGTAAGTCGTCGATTCTTCAAAGAGGGCGACACATGGAATGTCGAACACGCCTTACTTGCTTTAGAAAGTGATGATGTTCGCGGTACTGGTTTTGGTAAAGAATTTATCAGACAGTCAGAGGCTTGGTACACAGCAAAAGGCATGGGCTATATCGAGGTTGGTACAGCATGGGATGGCGCTCGCCATTGGGCTAGAGCAGGTTACGATTTCCGACCTGACAAGATAGACGAGAATCTTGATGCCTTGAGAATGAATGTTGAAGATATAGAAGGCTTCGAAAGAGGGACTGAGGCTCGCGCTCAATACGATGCCCTCATGAGCAGAGCCACAAATAATTATCAACCTAACTGGCAAGACGAAAGCGGTAATACATATTCAGCATGGGATTCTATAAAAGATATGAAGTCAGATGATTTCCCATTGCCAGCCGATTTCGCAAACATTGGATACACGCCTGGGGCTACTGAGTGGGCTGGAAAAAATTTGATGTATGGATTGAAAATGAAATATGTAAAAACTCTGACGGCTGAAGGACAAAAACTTCTTGACAAGGACAAAAACTTCTTGACGGTCCTATTGACCATGATGGCGACGGATTGATTTATGATGGAACAGCCCGTGAGAAACCAGCGCCTAGTGGCGGAAACAAATAAACTGGGGTATAATTAGACTATGCCAAGTAGACGAGAGAAGATAAAAGCCATTCAAGAGGCTTATGCTAGATGGGAAGAAGGCGTCACCTTCACCTCAAATACTGGCGCAAGTGATGTAGATGAATCTAAGATTATGGATGAAATACAAACCATCCTTCAAGGAAATAAACCGCAGTCAGAATAACATCCGCTATCCTTAGAACATGGCGGATATTGCTCCTAAACTGATTCACCTAAGCGCTGAGAAACTCAAGGCGATCAATGAGCGTGTCCATAAGTCGGAAGCAACCCCCGCGACTATCGAGGTTTACCACACATTTCTCAATGAGCTGGCTCGTAGCAAGATGGAGCGCCCTGAGATGGCTCGTCGCAAGATGGAGCGCCCTCAAGATGATTGGGATAAGTACGAGATTCTTGTTGATTCAATCGACAATGTAGACCTAACCACCCTTGGCGGATTACCAGCCGAAACAGTTCTTGAAGTCATCAAGGCGACAGGTGATACCGCTGGCAATATCAAAACTTTCTTGACCGTCAATGGTTATCAGATGCGAGTAGAACCCGTTGAAAAACGAATCCAACAAGAGGATGGAAAATGGATTGTTTACAACGAAGAGGGAACAAGAAGTTTTGGAAGTTACGATTCCAAAGAAGAGGCTGAAGAACGGCTTCGTCAGATTCATGCGTTTTCAAAAGCCGACGATACTTACACTCCACCAAAGGCAGTACGCGCCGCGGCGCAACGAGCGATTGAATGGATTGATAACGGTCTTGCTGGAGATGGATTTACTTCCGTCGGTAGAACAAGAGCGGGTCAATTAGCCCGTGGTGAAAACATCAGTATCGAAACTCTCAAGCGAATGAAATCATTCTTCTCTCGTCACGCAGTTGATGATAAAGCGGTTGGATTCAATCGCGGAGAAAAAGGATTCCCTAGCGCTGGTCGAGTTGCGTGGGATGCTTGGGGTGGAGATGCTGGATTCGCATGGGCTGAATCAATGGTTGAGCGATATGAGAATCGAGTAGAAAAACATGGAGACCATGACCAATCCTCACACGGAGCGTGGGCTGGCGGAAATGCTGGTGGAGAAGATGGTGGCTCATCTCGCCCCCGTATGGCAGATGATGTCAAGCCAAGTTCAGAGCGAAGCGCAGATGCCGTCAAACAAGCAGAGCGACTAAGAAGAGACGCAGAGGCAGTAGAACCCGCAGTAACTTCTTTGATGGAAGGTATTGCTAAAACTATCGGTGCTGATTTCGCAGTTCTCGATGGTAAGAGTTCTCTTGAACAAAGATTGAAGTCCACAGATTCACTTGCTCGCAAGATTGATGCCGATGCTGAAAAAGACCATGGTGGGGATAGAGAGAAAGCGGCGAGGGCAATCTCTGATGCTGTTCGATACACACTCAATGTCGATGAAGCAGATTACACAGATGGCGTAGAAAAAACTGTTGATGCTTTAGAAGCAACAGGTTGGAAAGTCGAATCAGTCAAAAACTTTTGGCAAGCAGGTGACCCTTACGATGGCACCAATATCAAACTTAGCAAAGACGGCGTGAAGGTTGAATTACAACTTCATACTCCACAATCTCACCGAGTCAAAGAGGTTGATTTACACACAGACTATGAGACTTATCGTAAATCGACTGACAATGTTGAACGCAAGCAAATTTGGGACAGAATGGTTGAGAAGGCTAAGGCGATTCCACGCCCTGCCAATATGGGCAAACTTTTGAGCCTTGGAACCCTCGTAGTCCAAACCTACGAAACGGCTCAACAGGCTGGATTGACTAAATCAACTGGGGTTGATATTCTATGGTCAATAACGAGAGGAGGTATAGCCGTATGCGGTATTTCGCAAAACTAGGGGCTAACAATGAGGCGATAAACATTTATCGCTTTGAGGTTGGCGACACAGAGATGGTCGAGGACAGATGGGATTCACGCAGTAGTTCTTGGGTCAATAATCCCGATGCCGATGTTGTTCGTTACCTAACGCAAGGCGAAGGTGATTTCCAAGAGTTAGCCGAAGAGGTTGCTCGTCAGATTTTTCCTCAAGCCTTCACCGAAGAAGCAACAAAGGCTCTAGGTAAGTTTGATTTACAGAAAGCCGAAGGGGAAAAGCGTTACACCCTTGGAGCCATGTACATCCCTGATATGGAAGATGCTCATGGAGAGTGGACGGATTCCGATGAATTACAAAGAGCAGTTTGGGATTATGTAAGAAGCAATGACCGCCGTATTCGTTTACAGCACAACAAAGAAGTAGTCGCTGGTGAATGGGTAGAAGTCATGGCATTTCCATATTCACTTACAGTTCCAATCAAGACTCCTGAAGGAGAAGAGTTTCAACATACCTATCCACCGAACACGGTGTTCTTAGGTGTCATTTGGGAACCTTGGGCATGGAACATGGTTCAAGAAGGAAAGATTCGTGGGTATTCAATCGGCGGGAAAGCCGAGCGTTTATTCGTGGATATTGACCTAGAGAAAAACGACCCAACGGTGTCGGATGTACATATTGATACAATTATGAACCCGCAAAAAAAGAAACCAAAGAAGGACGAAACTGTATGAAAAAAGACTTGAGAATGTTGTTAGAACTTCGCAAGGGTCCACTAGCAGGTATGGACGAAGATGAATTCAAGATGATTGAAACAGATGTCCGCAAGTTTGGTTTCAAAGGTTTGAGCGGTTACGCAAAGACTATGGTTCAAGAGGCTATGCGCCGTATGGGTAACGCAATCAATAAGGCAACAGAACAAAAAAAAATAGAATTTGAAAAGGCTATCTCTGTTGGAGATAAGGTTTCTTGGAGTGCGTCAGGCGGTAAGGCTGAAGGTAAAGTTCTTCGAATCGAACGCTCAGGTCGAATCAATGTTCCTGATTCATCATTCAACATTCAAGGTACCGAGGATGACCCTGCGGTGCTAATCGCTTTGTATCGTGATGGTAAGCCAACCGATACAAAGGTTGGACACAAGATGTCCACACTAAAAAAAAAGTAGTTCTTGAGAAGCACGGTGACCATGACCAATCTAGTCACGGTCACGGCAACGGTGGGGATGATTCTGAAGGCGAAGATTCATCAGAGCCAAAAAATCTAAAACCAAAGTTTGTACCTTACGATGATGACTCCGAAGGTGAGTTTGAAGATTTAGATTACGATGACCCTAAGTACATGGACACCATGGACTACGCTAGACCCAAGAAAAAGGGGTAAAGATGTCAAGCATTATTGATGACACAATCGCAATACTCTCATCAATGAATCTTGTCGCCAAGAAAGTTTCAACCCCGCCTGGGTATGCTGGACTTCAAGTTGATTTACCTCATGAT